GAAATGATGGAGCTTGGCGCAAAAGTAGAACAGCAGAAACAAGCCTTTGAAAATCTTTCATCCTCTCTCGGTGTGAGTTCAGAAAAAATAGTAAGTGATCTGCGCAAGATGTCCGGTGAGACCATGTCTACCGCAGAGATTATGGGAAAAGCCTCACAGGCAATGATTCTAGGGATAGATCCAGCTAAATTATCCAAGATGATGGAGATATCACGTGCATCAGCTCGCGCCTTTGGAAAAGATGTAGGTTTTATGTTTGAGAGTATTGCTATTGGTGTTGGTAGACAGTCAAAGCTTATTCTGGATAACTTGGGAATTATTGTTAGCGCAGGCGATGCCTACGAAAAGCACGCCAAGACTTTGGGAAAGTCTACTAAAGAATTAACCGAGATGGAAAGAAAACAAGCATTCTTAAACGCAACACTTGAGGCAGGGGAACGGATTCTTAATCAGATAGATACTTCTACAATGACGAACTTAGAAAAAATGCAAAGCTGAAAGCAGGGTGGCAGGACTTTGCAGTAAAAGTAGGTCAGGCTTTATGGCATGTTTTAGGTTTTATTCAGGGGTTTATGAATCAGATTGTATCTGGATTCTTTAAGTTATTGGAAGTGGCGACTATGATATTTCAAAAAATACTTGCGCCTTTCACAAAATTATATGAATTATTAGGCAAGATACCTGGAAAAGCAGGCGACGCCTTCAGACAGATAGGAGAAAATTTAAAGAAATTATCCTCTGACTTAGAAGCTAATAAAAAGACCTTTGAGCTTGCCTCAACTGAGGGCGCAAAGGTTGCTATGGAGCAATATGATCTGGTTTTTGCAAAGGTAAAAGACACAAGTGAAAATACTGCACAAGTTTTAAAGAATGTTGCCGATCAAGTTGGCGAAACAGCAAAAGATGCAGTGAAGCAGTTTGACGCAATGGAAGAATTCGCAAAGCAATCAGCGCGCAACATGCAGAATGCTTTTTCACAGTTTTTCTTTAAAGCGTTTACCGGAGAGCTAAACAGCCTCAAAGATATATTTGCTGATTTTAGCAGAGCTGTCCTTCAGATGATTTCAAACATATTAGCAAAGTTGCTTCTTATAAGAATGTTTACCGCAATGGCAGGCGGAGCAGGAGGTTCTATATTAGGTGTACCTCTTACTCAGCTATTTCACCAGGGTGGCATAGTCAGAAAACATCAAGGTGGCATGATAAAAGCCCATAACGGGCTTGCGCCAGATGAGGTTCCAATCATTGCGCAAACTGGAGAAGGGGTTTTGTCTCGACGAGGAATGAGTGCTTTAGGCGGCTCAGATAATTTAAGATCGCTTAATCGCGGAGAATCCGCATCAGGTGGGGTTACCATTAATATAAATCAAGTTATACAGGCGTGGGACGCGCAAGACGTTTACAGGAATAGAAAATTATTAACAGGCGCAATCGCTGATGAGATAACAAAAAATTCTGCTATCAGGGGAATCATCAGAAAAAATATGTGAGGTAAAAGATGAGTGATTTCACCCATATTCCAGATTTTGTTTTTACAGAGAGGATCAATTTTAAAACCCTGGTCTCAGAGTTTGAGAATTTTGCAGAGCAGAGAAGAAGCGTTGTTGCAAACCCGAGACGGATGTTCACATTAAAATTCAAAAACAGAACCAAGGCCAACTTAGAGAATGTTAGAGATTTTTTTATATCAAAGAAGGGCGAATATACGCAATTCACATGGACAAATCCAAACGATTTAGTTGAATACAATGTCCGCTTTGATAAGGACAGTTTTCAACTTGATAACAAATCCTACGAAATTTATGACTTCGATATTAAATTTATAGAGGTACTTTAATGCCGAGAGATGTCGACTCAACTTTTAAGACAGAGAAATCAAAGCAGGAGAATCAGCCGATATATCTGTATACGATATATGACTACAATGGCGCAGGTGCTGATCTTTATTACGTCGGTAGAGATGAGAGCATAACATATGATGGAGTGTTATATGCAAGATTTCCAATATCGCATGATGACATCACAGAAAATACAGAAGGTCAAATCGATACAGTCAAAGTCAGAGTGGCTAACGTCAGCCGACTCATAGAATCATATCCTGAAACGTATGATCTTAGAGGTAAAAAAGTATCAATCAAAATGGTGTGGGCAAACCAGCTAGCCGACACAAGTGCGTATTTGGAAGATATTTTTTATATCGATAGTTATGTGGCAGACCAGAAGGTCGTTGAGTTCACATTAACAAGTAAATTTGATTTATTAAGTGTCCAGATACCTTCGAGAAAATATTCACGTAATTATTGCTCATGGGTTTTTAAATCAACTGAATGTGGATACACAGGAGCAGAAACGTCATGCAACAAGACAAAACAGAGATGCAAGGTACTCAGCAATTTTCTTCGTTTCGGCGGTTTTCCATCCATACCGACAGGGAGAATCTACATAAGATAAGCGCTAAGATCATCGATCGCTATCTTGGGGTGCCTTATCAGGTCATGGGCAGAAGCATTGAAGGAACAGACTGCTACGGCCTGATCTTGATGATATACAAAGATTTGGGATACAACCTTTTTGATATCAGTGAGAATTATAATGATGATTGGTCATCGGAAGGCAAGAATTTCTTTTATGAAAATTATTATAAAGAATGGGATATCGTCGAAAAACCAGAATCTTTTGATGTTGTCCTTTTTCATGATGGAATGGGAATAGTGAATCATGGCGGTGTCCTTTTGACGCAAGGCAGGCTGATCCAAACAGGGAAAGCAGGGACAACTGTTGTAAGGATAGATAGCGAGAATTTAAAGAAAAAGATTGAAGGATTCTATACCCTTCGGGCACTTCGCCGATTAAGAAAACACAATGATAACAATTAAATTTATACCGAATTTCGCAAAATTTGCAGGCAGAGAATCATGGGATAAGCCATACGAGAATGGCAAGACTGTTGAAGAGTATATTAACAGAGTCGGCAAAAATCTTAAGGATGATATCAGAGTTATCTTAAGCGGTAAGGATATTAAAGACTTGTCCCTAGTGCCAGATGACGGAGATGAGATTATTATCACAGGTAAGGTCGCAATCCCGCTAGCTGTTCAGGTCGTCTTTTGGGCAATCATTGCAGCGGCCGTCGAATTTATTATAACGGCACTGCCGTTTATCATTCTATCCGCTATTTTTGCCTTTGCATCAAAGGGAAAGAAACCCAACTCCAACCTTGGCGGAACAGGAATGGATGAAGGGAGTCCTACATACGGCTGGAATGGTGCGCAAGGAACGCAAGAAGTTGGCATCCCTATAGGCGTTGTTTATGGTGAGCACAGGGTGGCAGGAAATATTATTAATCAGTACATCTGGACAGATGGCGATAAGAATTATTTGAATATGCTGATCGCTTTAGGCGAAGGCGAAATTGAGAGTATTTCCAACATAAAAATAAATGATAATCCAATAGCGAATTTTGACGCAATAGAACAGCACACCAGAATGGGAACAAATGCGCAGAGCATGATTTCCTATTTTAATGATCTACACAATGTTTATTCCGTAGGTGCAACTTTAACAAAAGATAATGCGTATGTTTATACGACTGTAAATAGCGACGTTGAAGTTTTTGAACTTAAGTTTGTTTTGCCATCAGGGCTTTTTTATCAGAATCTAAGTAATGGATCGATCAACTCGTGGGCGGTAACGTACAAAGTGGAATATAAACTGCATACAGATCCAACATATACCGATTTGGGAGATACTACAATCAGCACCAAATCCAGAACAACGCTGAGAAGGATATTCCGCAAAGATGGACTGGTCGCAGGGCAATATGATATCAGGATCACGAAAATAAGCGATGATGGAGACTTTAATCATACAGGTGATCTTCAGTTATCCGAAATAGATGAGATTCAAACAGACGATCTATCTTATCCAAATACAGCCTTGCTTGGATTAAAGCTTTTGGCGACAGACCAGCTATCAGGAGTAGTGCCGAACGTCACTAGCCTCATAAAGGGAAAATTGGTCAGAGTTCCTGATATCAGAAACGCTGGAGTTGCGGTCGATTGGAATGATTATTATTGGGATAACTCAAGCGAGACATGGAAACTATTGGCAGATGACACAGGCTTATCATGGGATGGATCAACCTATGTAGACGCTTACTCAGCAAATCCCGTATGGTGCATGAGAGATCTGATTTTATCCAATAGATACGGATTGGGGCAGTTTATTAATATTGCAAACATCGACGATGTTCAATTATTAGAGATGGCGAAATACTGCGAAGAAAAAGTTGCAGACGGAGAGGGCGGTTTTGAGAAGCGGTTCAGG